TAAACAAATTAAGTTACATCTTTAACTGCAAAAAAATAAAAAAATAATATGTCAAAAAAGAAACGACTACAAAACAAGAAACTAAAGCAAGAAGAACAAATAAAACCTTTAACACAACAAAAAGACAAAAGTCCAGTAGTCCACCAACGAAACAAAATAGAACATTATTTGACAATATTACATAGAGAACTTACAGAGAAGCAGCAAAAATTCATAGAGTTAGCGTTAGACAAAAAAGTCAAACTGCTTTTGGTGTCAGGTCCAGCAGGTTCAACAAAAACATACTTATCAGTACTGGCCACACTGTTACTGATGAACGAAAAGAAAGTAAGCGACATACTTTACGTTCGCAGCATTGTTGAGAGTGCGGATGTTAAGATGGGAACACTACCAGGTGAAGCGGATGACAAGTTGAGTCCATATAAACGTCCACTTATTGATAAACTGGATGAGTTGTTGCCAAAAGAAGACATCCAATATCTTATTAAAGACAATCGTATAGAAGGACTTCCTGTTGGATATCTTCGTGGCTTAAACTGGAACGCCAAGGCTATTGTAGCAGATGAAATGCAAAACTGCACCAAGAAAGAACTCATCACATTAATGACCAGAACTGGCGAGTTTAGTAAAGTATTCATATGCGGAGACCCACAGCAAAGTGATATCAATGGTCGCAGTGGTTTTCAGAGTATATTTAACTTGTTCAATGACGAAGAAAGCAAAGAGCACGGTATATATACGTTTGAGTTCACCGAAGCTGACATTTTACGCAGTGCTTTGGTGAAGTTTATTGTTCAAAAAGTCAAAAATCTAAACTAATATATAATAAGTAAATATAAATTATAAAATGGTATATATTTTTTAGAACGGGCTGATATTTATAATAAAAACGTATAGCCTATTATGTCAAACCAGAAAATTACATCTTTAAGAAGACTTCTATCCAACGAAATAGCATCTGGAGACCTACTTCCCATCGTTGACGTTAGTGATTTGGTTGTGAGTCCGACAGGAGAAACAAAAGCAACAACGGCACAAAGTTTGACAAGTTGGATGGTATCTAGCGGATTGATAGATTTGCAAATGCCATATCAAGCAAATCAAACTTCGAATGGATTATACTTCGATTCTGGGGTAACGCCTAACGGAGACAATAATTTGTATTGTTACACTCCTTTTCCAGCTTTAGGAACAAATTTTAGTTTGTATGTAAAAGCATTCGTTCCATCAACCAGACCGGTTGATGGTGGAGCAATCAATAGAGTATTATTTGGAGCAGGAACTTCACCATCAAATGTGGGAGGCGCACTTGATTCTGCATATATAGGCGTTGTACAAAATGATTTAGTTGGATTTGTCGCGGACGGAAGTACCACGATGCAGGTCACCGTGACAGATTTCTTCTTAACTAATAGTGATAAAGTTTTTGGAGCGTGTCTAACCAAGGACTCTTCTGGAAATTTAAGATTGATTGTAAACGGAGAATATTTGGCCAGCGGAAGCGGAGCACCTTCAAGCGTAGCAAGCTCTTACATCGTGATGGGAAACGGATTGCCAACTGACACAAATCTCGAATGTACTATATATGAAGCGCAGGTTTTTAATGCGGCTTTATCTTTAACAGGATCTGCTCAATTATTTTATGGTGGATCGAATTATTCAAACTCCAATTTAATAGCGTCATATACTTCCGAAAATCTAGGACCAGGACCAACTCAGTGGCTGGATTCTAAAGGATATAAACATTTATTGATTCCAACAAGTGGTGCCACCGCAACAAATCCTACAAAAAGATTTACTTTAAATTTCTATACAACCGCTTCTGGGTATTTGGGTAACGGAACCAAGAGAGACGTTCTTCCAAGTAATTATTTCTTGACATCGTGTGTAGTAGAATCTTCGTATAAACCTTTGATAGCCGTTGGAAGCTCCGCATCAATGTCTCCTATTTCTGCTAGCGGAACAGGTTCGTGGTGGGATAATAGAGTTGCATTTACCAGTGCTTCATATGGAGTAAATTCTTTAGGTATTCTTGCTCTCGGAGCAGGACATGCCGATAGATCTATATATGTAGCATATAGTGGAAGTATAACTAACGCACCATGCACATTCAGCTTTGACGGATTTGTAAGAATATAATCTAGTAAAATGTTATGCCAGCAGATTCAATCTCAAATCACGGGGATCCAAACGGTAAACTATTCGGTCTTACAGGAGAAATAAATTACAATGATGAGGGTGATCTTTATATAAAAACCGGATCACAGTCGGACACGTTAAACGTTGGATGGCATAAAATAATGATGCCTAGCCACACTCCAACTATATCAATAACTCCTACAAGAACTCCTACAAGAACTCCTATAGTTACTCGTCAGATATCTCCTGTTTCTTCCGTTACTCCCACCCCAACCCCTACTCCAACACCTACAAATTCCGGATATCCGGAATATACTAGAACCGCTACACCAACTATTACACGAACTCCTACGAATACACCGACAATTACTCCAACAATAACCCAGACCCCTTCCAATTACACCACACCAACTCCTACTCCTACAAATACGCCAACAAATACTAATACTCCAACTATTACTCCTTCTAAAAACACTTATACTTTATCAATAAGCAAAGTAGGAAATGGAACAACTTGGCCATACGGAATAGGAAATATAAGTATTCCATATGGAACAAGTGTATCAATAGATGCGGATCCAGATCCAAATAATAATTATACTTCATTTGTAGTATCCGGCATAACTGGTGCAATTTCTAGTAGTACTAATTACTCCGATGGAATATATGGAACATGTGATTTCATAATGCCGCAGAACGATTGTACTTTAACGGCCTCTTTTTCATTACAAACAAAATTGCTGACAATGAATGTAAATGGAGCGGGAACAGTTAATCCTTCAAGTGGAACATACACATATGGTACTAACGTCTCAATAAAAGCTACGGCGAGTTTAAACAACGTATTCAGTACTTGGACATTTGGAGGGACATCTAATCCTTCGGACGGATCTACTGCGACATCTGGGTCAAATATTTATATGACGGACAACCGCACGGCTACTGCAACATTTGTTCCATTAAAAGTAGTATATGCAAATGTTAATAGCGTTGGTTATTGGAGTGTAAATTATAAAAACATAAGTGGAAATGTTGTAACTTTGAGTGGAAACACAACTCCAGCATTTTATAACTCTCAAATAGCAGTAAGCTGTGGTATTGAGGTATATTCTGGCGGGGGATTGTTGAATACTGGATGCAGCAGTTAATTATTTATTATAACTTGTATATATACAAGAATATAGTAAACTAATTGGTTATATGAATTCAAATAAAAAAATCTTTATTCAGATTGCGGCATACCGTGATCCACAGCTTGTTCCTACAGTAAAAGATTGTATAGCGAACGCAAAGTGGCCAGAAAATCTTGTATTTTGTATAGCTTGGCAGCACGCTAAAGATGAGAATATTGACGAGATTAAAAAACTTAAAAACGTCAACATCATAGATATTCCGTATATGGAAAGTAAAGGTGCTTGTTGGGCAAGAAACAGAATCCAACAAGAATATGATGGTGAAGAATATACTTTACAGCTAGACTCGCATCATAGATTTGTAAAAGATTGGGACGAAGTTATCATAGGAATGTACAAACAGCTTCGGAAGATGGGACACAAGAAACCGTTACTTACTGGATATATTCCTTCATTTGATCCAGATAAAGATCCGGAAGCAAGAATACAAACTCCTTGGCGAATGGACTTTGACAGATTTATTCCAGAGGGCGCAGTTTTCTTTTTACCAGCATCAATTGATAATTGGAAAGAAGTTACGGCACCAGTACCGGCCAGGTTTTATTCCGCTCATTTTTGTTTTACTTGTGGAGAGTTCTGTAAAGAAGTACCACACGATCCGGAATATTATTTTCATGGAGAAGAAATAAGCATTGCCGTAAGGGCGTTTACTTGGGGATATGATCTATTCCATCCCCATCGTTTAGTTGCTTGGCACGAATATACTCGTAAAGGAAGAACAAAGCATTGGGACGATCATTCAGCAGCAAATGCCAGTAAAACTCCGGATAAAAAAGATTGGGGAGAAAGAAATAGTTTATGTCATAGGAGAAATAGAATTCTATTTTCTATGGACGGAGAAAAACACGAAACAATAAAATGGGGAAAGTATGGATTTGGCAAAGTTAGAACATTAAGAGACTATGAAAAGTATGCCGGTCTTCATTTTGGAAAACGTGCCGTTCAACAAGAAACTTTGGACAAGGTATATCCTCCAAACAAATATAGCAAATACAAGAACGAAGCGGAATGGGAAGATTCATTTCTGTCCATATTTAAGCATTGTATAGATCTGTCCACTAATAGCTTTAAACTGGATGATTATAAGTTTTGGTGCGTTGCTTTTGAAAAAGCAGACGGAACACCGATACACAGACAAGATGCGGATAAAGCGGAAGTGCAACGAATACTAAAGGAAGCAAGAGATCCAAATGGAGATAGATATATTAAGTTGTGGAGAACTTTTAACACATTAGAAAAACCACATCATTGGGTAGTTTGGCCATACAGTGAAAGCAAAGGTTGGTGTGAAAGAATTACAGGAAATTTATGATTACATTCTATAACAAAAAAGTAGCAGACGGCGGATTTTATATCAATATGGATCATCGCACTGACCGTAAAAAGCAGTGCGAAGATCAATTTGCTAAATTTGAAATAGCAGGGATGGAAAGAATGCCAGGTATTGTTAAAGGTCAATATGCTGGATGCGGTGAGGCACATAAGGAAATAATCAGAATTGCTATTTCTCGTGAATGGAAATCTGTTCTTATTTGTGAGGATGATTTTTATGTAATGGATCCTCCATCCACCGGCATAGGAAACTATCATCTCCCATACAAGGAGACTATGCTTGAGTTTTTAAATCAGGCGGAAAAGGTAAATTGGGACGCTATGTTTTTTGGTACAATTCTACATGCGCCATTGCTGAAGATTGACGAGAATGTAGGTAAAATACAAGCTGCTAAATCTGCTCACGCACTTGTTGTAAGAGAAAGTATGTACGAAGACATTCTTGACTGGTCTTATGAAAAATACGATCAACTTGATCACCATTATTACAGTAAGTTACAAAAAACGAGAAATTTCATATCTTCTTATCCAATTTTGATCAATCATGGCTGGCCACAGGAAGACATGTCTGATCTATTGAAGCGAAAAACAACGTATCATTACTACACAACTTCGACATATGCCGAATTCGCTAAAGATTTTAGAAAATGAAAATAGTATCAATCCACGGTTCTCATAATGCTGCCATCGCATTCAATCACGACAAAGGAATTACCGTTGTTGAAGTTGAAAGATTTATTGGGTATAAAAATTCTGGAATTGGGCAGTATAAATCAATTCCATGCGCAGATGTTCAAGTAAAAGAAATAATAAATTGGATAAGAAGACATTATTCAATTGATACTTTTGACACATGTGTAACTAGTTATTCGCATTCAAACATCGTAGTCGATGGAAAACCAGTATATGTAAAATACGAAGACAATATCCCCCATAAAGAACCTCTTCATAATCTCACACATCATTACTTACATGCAATTGGTACATACTATCAGGCAAAACATGAAAAAATGGTGATTATATCGTTTGACGGTGGAGGAAATGATGGATTTTTCAATGGATATGTATGTGAAAATAAAAAAGAAGGTCCAAAATTATTATTTCAGGAGCCATATGATCTAGGATCCTATATGGGATTGGGACATTTCTTAAAGCCAATAAGACAGGAAGGAGATTTTGGTGAAGGAAATCTTGTATATAGTGGAAAGTTGATGGGCTTGTGCGGATATGGAAAGGTTAGAGAAGAGTGGGTACAGGCATTTAAAGAATTTTATCTGACTAAAGTATACACCCAATCAATAACCGAAAAAATGAATACTTTGGGCGCAAAAATAGGTGTTAAATTCGACGCCGGTAACAGACTCGACGGTGATTTGGCAAACGATTTGGCGGCGACTTCTCAAAAAGCATTTGAATTGGTTGTATTTGATCTTATAGATCCTTGGATACAAAAATATACAGGTTATGCTATTGGTATGGCCGGTGGATGTGCGCTAAATGTGTTATTGAACACGGAGATAAAGAAAAAGTACAATGTTCCCGTGTATGTGTCTCCAAATCCAAGTGACTGTGGCATGGCTGTTGGAGGATTGTTGTATGCGTTGAGACCACAAGAGCCGGTAGAACTAATATATTCAGGAATTCCTTTACTGGATTTGGATTCGATAGGATATCATGTATATGAACATTGTTACACCTGTGATATAATTTCTAACCCATCTGTTCCAGATCTTGCTAAATATATTTGCTCTGGAAAAATACTAGGAGTTGCCAGAGGAAACTCGGAGCATGGACCCCGAGCATTAGGAAATAGAAGTATATTGTGTGACCCGACGTTTCCAGAGATGAAAGACATATTAAACAAAAAAGTAAAAAATAGAGAGTGGTATAGACCATTTGCTCCGGTAGTTCGAGTTGAAGATGCCAACAAATATTTTGAAATTTTGGAAGAATCTCCATACATGAGTTTCGCATTTAAAGTTAGAGACGAATATAAAAATAAACTTCAGTCTATAACTCACGTGGATGGTACAGCCAGAGTACAAACTCTTAGAAGAGAAATAAATCCTTGGTTATACGATCTTCTCGGAGAAATTGAAAAAATAAATGGAATTGGAATATTACTCAATACCAGTTTTAATGTAAATGGAAAACCTATACTTTCTACTTTAAGAGACGCTTTTAAAGTATTTGATAATACTAAAATGGACGGACTCCTAATAGAAGAAACCTTTGTAAAAAAACGCTGATATGATTCATAATACTACACTCGTTACCGGACTTTTTGATTTAAAACGTGGTGAAATGGATACTTCATTCAAACGGCCATTTTCTCAATACCTTGAGCATTTTGGTCGGTTATTAAAGGCATGTAAAAATATACCTATGTTGGTATACATTGATCCAGAAAATGAGGAATTTGTTAGAAAAGCCAGAGAAGATTCCGTTGGAACTGATATAAGATTCAAAACGGCAGATGATTTTAGAACTTGGTTTGGTTTTTATGATAAGGTAAATCAGATCAGACAAGATCCAAGTTGGTATAACCAAGCCGGTTGGTTGGCCGAATCGACGCAGGCCAAACTTGAATTATACAATCCACTTGTTATGAGCAAGATGTTTATGCTAAACGATGCTCGTATTTTCAACCCATTTGATACAGACAATTACTGTTGGATAGATGCTGGATTGACGCAAACCGTACATCCTGGCTATTTTAGTCACGATAAAGTAATTGAAAAGATAGAACCGTTACTTAATAAGTTTTTATTTGTATGTTATCCATATGAAACAAATTCAGAAATACACGGGTTTAAAATAGATGGAATGAACAAATACGCCAACGCTAAGGTAAATAGAGTGGCTAGAGGCGGATTTTTCGGCGGAAATAAAAATATAATACCCCAGATAAATTCAATATATTACAACTTGCTAAGTAATACATTGAATGAAGGATATATGGGAACCGAAGAAAGTATTTTCAGTTTAATTACATATCAAAATCCAGAATTGGTTAATGTTGAAATGATTCAAGATAATGGACTAATATCTACCTTTTTTGAAAAGGCAAAAGCAATGCCAATTCCTAAAAGAGAAGTGAATATTTCAAAATTGAATATTCCAGACGATGTAGAATACTTCCAAAGCGAACAAGAGGTAGAAATGAACAAGTCTGGTAAAGGAACAAATCTTTATATTACTTGTTTTAATATACCACAACAACTTCAACTGCTGTTGGATAGTATGGAAAAATATAATCCAGAGCTTTTAAAAAATACCCAAAAATATCTTATAGATAACAGTATAGATGAATCGACTCGCCCGGTATTTGATGGGATGGCTAAAAAATATGGATTTGAAGTTATACGTAAAGGAAATATGGGAGTATGCGGAGCAAGACAATGGGCTGCTCAACATTTTCATGATAGTAATGCCAGATATATCGTATGGTTTGAAGACGATATGTTAATGCAGGATAAAAGCATATTATGTAAAAATGGACTTAATATGCATGTTGATAACTGGTTAGATAAGTGTATAAAGATTGTCGAAGAAGAAAAGCTAGATTTTATCAAGATTTCATTCAGCGAGTTTTTCGGAGACCATCATAAGCAATGGGCTTGGCACAATGTTCCTCAGACTATAAAGAACAAATATTTTCCAGATGGAAAACATCGTATGCGCTGGAAAGAGTCGGGATGTATCGATGGGCTTAGTTATCTTATCGGGGATGTATATTATAGTAACTGGCCGAGTGTCATGACTCGTGCTGGAAACTATAAAATATTTTTAGAGACTGTGTTTGCCAGTCCATTTGAACAGACGATAATGAGCCAAGCATTCCAGACTATGAAAAAAGGTAGAATACGCAGCGCCGTGTTAATGGCATCACTGGTCAATCATAATAGAGTCCACCATTACGCCAAAGAAATAAGAAAAGAATGTTGATTTTATACATTGACCATTTCCCATAAACATTACATACTTGTATAATTATGGAAAAAATACTTCATCATGGGTCCGATTTGACAGAAACGCAAGTTCAAGAAAATTACGAATATTTTATTGAATTTTTGAAAGCTAAGTTTAGCGGAGAAAGGCTAGAAAAGCTGTTGGTTATGTATTCTGATGAAAATCTAGGACTACAATTAGCAACTGCACCGGCTTCCGGTAAAAAGCATTATCATAATGCCCACACGGGCGGTTATTTGCAGCACGTTATGGATGTAGAAAAGACAAGTAGAGGTGTACAAAAGCTGTATGAGACAATCGGTGGAGAAATAGATTATACTGATGAAGAACGTATTATGGCGGCACTTCATCACGACCTTGGAAAGTTGGGAGACGAAACTGGGCCGTATTACGTTCCCAACACAGATGATTGGTCTGTACAAAAGCAGGGATTGTTATTTAAGCACAATAATAAAAACCAGTTCTGGAAAGTAACTGACCGTGCTTTGTATAATCTACAGCGTTTTGGTATTACATTAACTTGGAAAGAGACACTTGCTATTAAACTTTCTGATGGAATGTATGACGAAGCTGCTGCTTCTTATCTCAAGACATATGACCCAGACAAAGGAGTAAAGAACAATCTTGCTCGTTTGATCCATGTTGCAGATTATCTTTCTTGTAATGCCGAACATGATGTCGCAAAAAAATAAAATGAGATCGTTTATATCTGTAATAATAACTCCTTATATGGCATGATTTTTTACGATAAAATAGTCAATACTTTGAAATCAAAAAATGCTTTCAAAAGCTTAGAATCTCTATTGAAGCAGAGGGAAGTTTATGTGATTGGAAAAAATGAAGAGTCAAAAAATGTAATTAAATTTTTGAATGTTATAGGCATAATAGATGATTTTTAAAACGCCTTATCTTGGGAGGGAGTACCGATAATAAAATCAAATAAAATTGATAAAAATAAGTGGGTAGTTAATTGCGCCACTTCAATCTACCCTATGAGCGTAAGAATAAATTTATCTCAAGAGAA